GCAGTCTTTTTATGCCCGCGAAATTGATCGAATTTGGTGCGAATTGGTGCAACATGTAGATTGACAAACAATGCGCGGAAGAAAACCGAAGCCGACAGCAAAGAAGAAACTCGAGGGCAATCCTGGTAAGCGCAAGTTGAACAAGCGCGAGCCGAAACCGGCTATGTCCGCAAATATTGCGCCGGCGCAATTGGATGCAGCCATGAAAGCGTTCGCCGATCGCTATTTGCATCTGCTTCAGGAGATGCTGATTTTCACGGATGTGGATCAAGCGGCGTTCGAGCTGATGAGTGTGCACTATGCAACCGCGTGGCGCGCGGCGGAAATTTTGCAGACGAGTGACCTGGTGCTAAAGGATAAATTTGGACAGCTGCATAAACATCCCGCGCTGCAGATCATGCGCGATAACAGTGCCTTGTTCCGATCGTATGCCGCCGAGTTCGGGATGACGCCCAGCGCGCGATCGCGGATCGCGGTGCCACTGCCCGAAGCGCCGTCACAATTGGAGATGGAATTATTTGGCGCGGAGGCCGTAGTCAGTGGATGATCGCATGGCAAGCGGATCAATATATTGCGGATGTGATCGGCGGCAAACAAATCGCGTGTCACTGGGTAATAGCTGCTGCGCAGCGGCACATGAACGATCTGGCGCAGGGGGCCGCGCGGGGATTGCGATTCGATCGGGTGGCCGCCGAACGTATGCTCAAGTTTTTTTCCATTCTCAAACATTCGAAGGGCGAATGGGCCGGGCAGCCGATCCGGTTGGAGCCGTGGCAACAATTCATGCTGTGGATGTTGTTCGGCTGGAAGCGCGCGGATGGGACGCGACGATTTCGCACGGCGTATATCGAGGTGGCGCGCAAGAATGGCAAAAGCACGATCGGGGCGGGGGTGGGGCTGTATCTGTTCTCCGCCGATGGCGAGCCAGGCGCGGAGGTTTACAGCGCGGCGACGAAGCGCGATCAGGCGCGCATCACACACAGCGAGGCAACGCGGATGGTGCGCTCGTCGCCAATGCTGCGAAAGCGGGTGCGAACGTTCAAGGACAATTTGAACATCGAGGGCACGGCATCGAAGTACGAACCATTGGGCGCCGACGCCGACACGATGGATGGATTGAATGTACACGCGGCGATCATCGACGAGGTGCATGCGCACAAAACACGTGAGACCTGGGACGTGCTCGACACGGCGACGGGCGCGCGGCGGCAGCCGCTGCTGTTCGGAATTACGACGGCGGGCTTCGATCGACAATCGCTATGCTGGCAGTTGAATGAATACAGCAAAAAGATTCTCGACGGCATCATCGAAGACGATTCTTTTTTCGGACTCATCTATACGTTGGATGAAACCGACGATTGGCAGGACGAGGCGTGTTGGATCAAGGCGAATCCGAATTTAGGCGTATCGAAAAAACTCGACGACCTGCGGCGCAAAGCGGAGCGCGCGAAGCAGATGCCGGCTGCGTTGAATTCGTTCCTGCGCTTGGAATTGAATGTCTGGACGCAATCAGAAATCAAGTGGATGAATATGGAGCACTGGCGGAAGTGCGGCAATCTGCTGGTCGATTTGGATGCGTTGAAGGGCCGCAAATGTTACGCGGGCCTGGACTTGTCGAGCACGATCGACGTGACGGCATTCGTGTTGGTGTTTCCACCGGCGCAGGATGGCGAATCCTATCGCGTGCTGCCGCGGCTATGGATCCCCGACGAAAATATGAAGAAGCGCGTGCACGACGATCGCGTGCCGTACGATGTCTGGCAGCGCGCGGGCTATCTCGTGGCAACGCCGGGCAACGTGATCGATTACGATTTTATTTTCATGCAGGTGCTGCAGGATTCCAAGATGTTCGATCTGCAGGAGATCGCATTCGATCGCTGGGGCGCGGCGCGGGTCGTGCAGGTGCTCATGAATATGGGCCTGACGTGCGTCGAGTTCGGCCAGGGCTTCGCGTCGATGTCGCCGCCGATGAAGGAAGTCGAGCGATTGGTGTTGGCGCATCAGATCGAGCATCCGAACAACCCGGTGCTGACGTGGATGGCGGATAACCTGGTTGCGGCGGAAGATCCGGCGGGTAATATCAAGCCGGACAAACATCGCTCGAGGGAAAAAATCGACGGCATGGTGGCCATGATGATGGGCCTCGATCGGGCCATGCGGCGGGTGAAGCCGATGAGCGTATATGAGGAGCGGGGATTGCGGACGCTCTAAGAGATTGGAGATTAGTCCTCCAAGAAATGAGGATTTCAAGATTGGATCGCTTTGATGGGCTGCTGCTGATCGGGATGCTGCTGATGTCAATCGGGATCGGGTTGTTCGATCCGCGCGTGGGCATCGTGGCGATCGGCGCGACATGCATTATCTTCGCGATCGTGGGAGCGCGGGCGGAGAGCCGGGCGCATCCTTCGACGCCGGCGGAAAATGTTGCGGCGAGTCGCAAGGAAAAATCGAGATTGGAGATTAGAGATTGAGCGGATTGCTCGTGCGGGCGATGGGCGGTGAGCGGCAGGCCTCGCTGGAGATGAGTCCGGCGCTGCTGAAGACGCTGCGCAGTGGGGGCATATTATCAGGGCCGGTGGCCGGCGTGCCGGTGACGGCCGATAGTGCGCTTTCGTTCGCGACGGCTTTCGCCTGCGTGCGCGTGCTGGCCGAATCGGTATCAAGCCTGCCATTCATTCTCTATCGGCGACGGGCCGATCGAGGCAAGGATCGCGCAATCGATCATCCACTCTATCCAATGCTGCATGATGCGGCCAATGATGAGATGAGTAGCCAGCAATTCTTCGAAGCGATCATGACGAATGTCGTGTTGTGGGGCAATGGCTGCGCGCGATTGGTGATCGACAATCGCGGCCAGGTGCGCGAGATGTGGCCGTTGATGAGCCGCTACCTGCAGATTCGCCGAATCAATGGCGAATTGATCTACGACTATAGCGCACCCGATTTGCGGCAGCGATTTGCACGCTGGGAAATCTTGCATGTGCCCGGCCTCACGCTCAATGGCAGCACGGGATTGAGCGTGCTGGGTTATATGCGGCGCGCGATCGGATTGGGCCTGGTACTCGATACCTTCTCCGAGAATTTTTACGAGAACGGTGCGCGACCAGGCATTGCGCTCGAACATCCGGGCACATTGAGCAAGAAGGCCTACGATAATTTGAAGGACTCATGGATTGAGCGACACGGCGGGCTCGAGAATGTCAATAAGCCGGCCATCCTCGAAGAGGGCATGAAGCTCACGACATACGGAATGCCACTTGACGATGCGCAATTTTTGCAGCTGAAGAAATTTCAGGCGGAGGAAGTGGCGCGCATGTTTCGGGTGCAGCCGCATAAGGTCGGGATTCTCGATCATGCGACGTTTTCAAACATCGAGCATCAGGGGTTGGAATTCGTGACGGATACGCTGCGACCATGGTTGGTCCGAATTGAAAAACGCATTCCGCTCGATCTGCTCTTCATCGAGGAGCGCGGAATTTATTTCGCGGAATTCATGGTCGATGCGCTGCTGCGCGGCGATTTGCTGAGCCGGTATCAAGCGTATGCCATCGCGCGGAACTGGGGTTGGTTTAGCGCCGATGATGTGCTCGAAATCGAGAATCGGAATCCGCTGCCGAACGGGCAGGGGGAGCGGTATTTGACGCCGTTGAATATGGCGCGGCATGAGAATCTTCTACCGGTGGTGGAAGAATTGGAGCCAGAAGGTAATCTGGATTCCCGTTTTCACGGGAATGACAATGGCAACGGGAACGGGAGGCATTAGGATGCCGGCATTCGGAACACACAAAACAAACGTGGTCGATGTCGCGTGGGACGCGGGCGCGCAGGAAAAGAAAGTCCGATTGGGCGAGAAGCGCGCGTATTACGCGAAGATTTACGCCTGGTACGATCCGGCGCTCGACGAGGCCAATAAGGGGACCTACAAATTCATCCATCACGAGGTCAACGGCGACGGCGATGCGGGGGATGCGGTAACCAAGGCGTGCACGTCGGGCATCGGCGTGTTGAATGGTGGAATGGGCGGGACGACGATCCCGAAGGCCGATCGCCAGGGCGTGTGGGATCACTTGGCGAAACATCTGCGCGACGCGGGAAAAGAACCGCCACCGTTGAACGGAGAAATGCAAGAGGGTGCGCCACAGAGCCACGGAGACACGGAGAGCATGAATTTGTGGAGAATGGCGAGCACGGAGGTGTGGGCGATTTGGCAGAATGCCCTACAGAGGCTCCTAGCGGCTGGATTCACGCCCGAGGCGCGCGGGAATGACTTGCAAGCATTGACAAGGCCTGGTCCGAAGTCGGGGCGCGTGGCACGCATCCCCATTATGGGATCGCTCAGCAAGCGCGATTCGTTCTGGTCCGCGTTATTTGGCGGCGCATCTTACGAAGGCATTGTCAAAGCGGTGCGCGAGGCCGCGGCCGATGAATCGATCGGCACGATTTTGCTGGACATCGAATCGCCAGGCGGGACGGTGTCGGGCGTGCTCGACGTGGCGGCAGAGATCCGCAAAGCGCGCGAAAGCAAACACGTCGTCGCGCTGGCGAATGGCTTGATGGCGTCGGCGGCCTATTGGATCGGCAGCCAGGCCGATGAGATTTTCTCGACGCCCGATGCGCTCGTCGGATCGATTGGCGTATTTTCGATTCACAATGATTGGTCGAAATTCATGGAGCGGATCGGCATCACGCCGACGTATGTGCACGCCGGCAAATATAAAGTGGAGGGCAATCCCAATCAGCCGTTGAGTGACGAGGCGCGCGCGCAGATGCAAATCATCGTCGACGATGCGTATGAGATGTTCATCGCCGACGTGGCGAAGGGCCGGAACGTGACGTCGGCCAGCGTGCGATCGGATTATGGCGAGGGGCGGGTGTTGACAGCGAAAGATGCAAAGGCGGCGGGGATGATCGATCGGATCGCGGGGGTTGATGAGACGATGCGGCGATTGAGTGGGATGAAGGCGGAACTGGATTCCCGCGTTCGCGGGAATGACGAAGTAGGCAACAGCCTGGCGTTGAAGCGCCGACGGCTTGAATTGCTTAAAAAATTATAGGAGGCATGGCCATGAGTGCAGTAAATGTACGCGAATTGATGCACCAGCGCGAGGCGCTTCGCAGCCAGAAAAAAGCGTTGGGCGATCAGGGAACGGCGGTGTTGGATAAGGCCGCGGCCGAGAAGCGCAGCCTGACGATCGACGAAGAGAAGATCGTCAACGAGATCGAGGCGAAGGTCGATCAGATAGTGTCGGACATGGACCGGCTGAGCGCCGACATCACCCGGCGCGAGAAGTTCGTCGCCGAAGATGAGCCGGCGGCCAACGGCCAGCGGCCAGCGGCGCGGCCTGATCCGTCAATCGGGATGACGGCGAAAGAGGTGCAGCGCTATTCACTGGTGCGAGCGATTGCCGCCGCCGCCGATCCGACGAATCCGCGCGCGTGGAAGGATGCGCAATTCGAGTTGGAGTGCAGCCAGGCGCAGGCGGAGAAGTTGAATATGAAGCCGCAGGGGTTCTTCGTGCCGGACGATGTCGTCATGTCGCGCCATCCGGTGCGCGTGTTCCGGCCGGGCGTGGGCTGGCAGTATCACGATCTGCGGGCCGATTTCACGACCGGCTCATCGGTGGGCGGCGATCTGATCGCGACGGATCTGTTATCGGGATCTTTCATCGACATGCTGCGCAATCGCATGATGGTGATCCGCGCGGGCGCGCGCACGCTGGCGGGGCTGGTCGGCAACGTGGCGATTCCGAAGCAGACGGGCGGCGCGACGGCGTATTGGGTGACGGAGGGCAACGCGCCGACTGAGAGCAACCAGGTGATCGATCAGGTGGCGCTCACGCCGCACACGGTCGGGGCCTGGACCGATATCACCCGGAAGCTGTTGAAGCAATCCTCGATCGACGTCGAGGCCTTCGTGCGCGAAGATCTGGCGATGGTCACGGCGATGGCGATCGATCTGGCTGCGCTGACGGGCGATTCGGGCAGCGATGAGCCGGAAGGTATTCTGAATACGACGGGCATCGGCGCGGTGTTTGCGGGCGGCGCGGCTACCGATGGCACGAATGCCGATGGCGCGCTGCCGGTACTGGCCGACATCATCAACTTGGAAACGGAAGTGGCGACGGACAACGCCGACGTGGGATCGCTGGCGTACATGAGCAATGCCGTCGTGCGCGGCTATCTCAAGCAGAAGCCGCGCGTGGCGAGTACCGATTCGGCGATGATCTGGGGGAACGATGTGGCGGCGCCGCTCAATGGCTATGCCGCGTACATCACGAATCAGCTGGTGCACACGCTGACGAAAGGCGCGGCGACGGATCTTTCCGCGATCATCTTCGGCAACTGGGCGGATCTGTTCATCGGCATGTGGGGCGGCCTCGACGTGTTGGTCGACCCGTATACGGGCGGGACGGCCGGCACGGTGCGCGTGGTCGTGTTGCAAGATGTTGACGTGGCGATCCGGAATGCGCAATCGTTCGCGGCCGGCGATGATTTCAGTGTTGGATAAAGCTGAGATCAGAGATTAGAGATTAGAGATTGTGATCAGCCTCTCCTCAGAGATGGGGAGAGGAGGAGAATCGATCGATGAAAATCAGATTAACGCGGAACACGGTAGTCAATGGCACGCAGCGCAGCGTCGGCGAGGAAGTCCCGGTCGAGATCAAGATCGGCCAGAGTTTGATCGCGATGGGTAAGGCGGTCGAGGTCAAGGCCGAGCCGGCTGCGGAGAGCGAACCGCCGATCGAGGCCGGGCTGCACCTGCAGGGCGAGGCGCTCATCGAGACGGAATTGATAACGGATCCGCTGATTGTGTCACGCAAATCCGCAAAGAAGCAAAGAAAAAACTAGGAGGCAACATGAAGGACACAACTTATAAAATGGCGCGGTTGATGCTGGTCATGGCGATCGCGCTGATGTTGGTGACGGGCTTGTTCCTCTACGTCGATCGGGCGACCGCCGATGCGCCGTATCAACCGGGGCACACGGTGCAATCCTACGCGCGCTATACGCTGATCACGGCGAACGGCATCACGACCACCGCGGCCGGCACCGGCACCGGCGTGCGGATTGCGGGCTACGATTACGCCGATTGTTTTGCGGCGATCGATATCGCTTCGGCGCAGACCGTGACGCTCGGCTTCCAGGGCAGCGCTGATGGCACGAACTATGCGCCGATCGTCACACTGACGGCGGTGGCCGGCGATACTACGATCATGACGCGGACGGCGGTTATCGGCGACTATTTCAGGCCGGTGATCTCGCTCACGTATGCGAATCCAGTGACGGTGAGCGTAAAGTGCGTGATGAAGAATTGATCGGAGTCCGATGACGTATCGCGTAATCACGCTGCCGACGATCGAGCCGATCCTGCTCGAGGAAGCCAAATCACAATGCCGCGTCGACATCGACGATGACGACGCTTATATCGAGTCGTTGATCGGCGCGGCGCGGCTCTATTGCGAAAAGATCGACTGGCGATCCTATCTGACGCAGACGATCGAGCTATGGCTCGATCGCTGGCCAGATGATGCGGAGATCTCCATCCCCCGGCCGCCATTGCAGAGCGTGTCGAAGATCGAATACTACAACACGTCCGATACGGTGGCGACGTTCGCGGCGACGAGTTATTTTGTCGACGTGGTGAGCGAACCTGGCCGGGTAGCGCTGCGCTATAACAAACCATGGCCGAGCACGACGCTGCGGCCGACGAATGCGATTTGCGTGACGTATGTCGCCGGTTGGACGGCGGCGGCGCTGGTGCCGAAAACGATCAAGCAAGCGATGCTGCTGCTGATCGGGCACTGGTACGAAAACCGCGAGAGCACGACGGTCGGGGCGGTGAGCCGCGCGATCGAGTTCGGAGTGATGGCGCTGCTGGGGATCGATCGGGTGTTCCGGTTTTGATCTGGATTCCCACCTACGTGGGAATGACTGAGGATAGATTCCCGCCTGCGCGGGAATGACTGAGGAGGAAACATGATCGAGGGATCATTGCGAACGAGTGGGGCGGTGAGCGCGAAGGTGATGCGGGCGCCGCGCGCGCCGGTGATGTGGCGATTGAGCAATGCGCTGCGATGGGCATACATCAAAGCGTGGATCGGGGTGATGATCTTCGCGCCGATTGCGCGCCGCTTCGGGTTGATGATCGCGTGGGGCGAGTTGTCGATCGTGCTCGTCAAGCGCGACGGGCGACGGATTCAATATGGCGTCGTGTCGCGGCGGTTGGTGACGGATGCGTTCGTGGCGTATGTCGTCGATGATTGGGACGGTGGCGCGAACGTGATCGATCTCTTCAATTATCACGGCTGCGGCACGGGCACGACGGCGGAAGCGGCCGGTGATACGGCGCTCGTCACCGAATCAACGACGGCGCTGAATCCCGACAGTACGCGCGCGACCGGCACGAAATCGCAGCCGGCGGCGAATCAAATGCGCAGCGTCGGCACGGTAACATTTGATGCGAGCGCGGCGATCACGGAACATGGTGTTTTCACGCAGGCCGCGACCGGTGGCGGGACGTTGATGGATCGATCGGTATTCAGCGCAATCAACGTGGCGAGCGGTGATTCGATTCAGTTCACGTATACGCTGACGTTGAGCAGCGGCGGCTAATAACGGCATGGCGCTAGAAGATTTCACCGGCTGGGATGAAAATGACCCGGGCGCCGATTTGAGCGTGGCGGCGAATGTGATCACAGGCGTCGCAGTTGTCGGCCCGAATGGCGTTTGCGTTGACAAAAATTATGGCGCGGGCTATTTCAGTGGGGCATTCACGCATTACATCGAATTCCGATTCAGCGCCGCGAGCAATTCCATCATGGGGATTTGGGCGCTGTCAGATACCGACGACTGGGTGTATAGCGATCTCGCCAATGACGGGTTGTGTCTCTATCTCTATGCCGGCGATGCGACGCTGTATCTCGAAAAAAATGGCGCTTATGATGACATTCTGGCTGTTTCGGCGAATACGACCTACTATCTAAAAATCGTCAGAGATGGCTCAAATAATGTTACAGTCTATGTCTACGGCGATTCCGCGCATACTGACCTCATTGCGACCAGCAGCGCGATTGCCTACAGCCAGGCGGCAGATTATCTTTCATTGGCCTGGAATGAGTGGGGCGGCACGTGGAGCGGAACGATCAGCAATTTGGATATCGGCGCCGCCGGCGGGACGCAATATCCACTATCGATCGCGGGCACGCTGACGAGTGCCGGCGCGATCGCGAAACAAGATCGGACCGTCAAAGTGGGCGCCGTGGCGAGTGCCGGCGCGATCGCGAAACAAACAGCGATGGCGCGCACGGGCGCGATGAGCAGCACAGGCCTGTTAATGCGATTGATCAATGCGATCCGCGCAGGAACGTTGACGAGCGATGGCACGATCGGGAAACAAACGGCGACGGCGCACGCGGGAACATTGGCCAGCAGTGGCGCGCTGGCTACGATCAAAACATTTTTGCTGAGCGTCGCAGGCGCGATCGGATTGAGCGGCGCGATCGCGCGGCAGACAAATGCACAGCGCGCCGGGACCATGACGAGCGATGGCACGATCGGGAAACAAACGGCGACGGCGCAAGCGGGAACATTAGCTAGCAGTGGCGCGCTGGCGACGATCAAAACATTTTTGCTGAGCATCGCCGGCGCGATGGGATGGGATGGTGCGCTCGCGCGACAGACGAATGCGCAACGCGCGGGAACCGTCACGAGCGACGGCGCGATCGTGAAACAAACGGCGACGGCGCAATCGGGCGACCTGGCCAGCAGCGGCGCGCTAGCCGCGATTCGCACGGTGTTGATGAGCCTGGCCGGCGCGTTGGGTTGGGATGGCACGCTCGCGCGGCAGACGAATGCGCAGCGATCAGGAACCTTGATCAGCAGCGGCGGATTGACGAAGCGAATCGCGCGGGCGCTCACCGGCGCGCTCAGTTCGATCGGGACGCTGATTCAATCGTTGATCGGACCGAGCACACGCGGATCGGTCATTGTGGCCGACGTCGCGTTGGGCGCGGCCAGCGTGCTCGATGCGGCGCTGGGGGCGGCGAGTGTGCTCGATGCGGCACGGGGATCGGTCATCGTGATGGATGGTATCTAAATCATGGCAAATACTTATTTGCTCGGCCAGCAGATCCGATTGAGCGCGGCCTATAAAAATAGCGCAGGCGCCGCGGCGGACCCGACGACGGTGACATTCAAGATCAAATCGCCGGCGGGCACGACGACGACGCTGGTCTATGGCACCGATGCGGCAGCCGTCAAGGATTCGACGGGCAACTATCACGTCGATCGGACACCGGACGCAGCGGGCGAGTGGTCGTATAAGTTCATCGGGGCCGGGACGATCATCACGGTCGGCGAGGGATGGTTGGTGATCGATGCGGGTCGGGTGGGGTAGTAATTAGTAATTAGAGATTGGAGATTGAATGCGCGCAGGAGAATTGCGACAGCGGATCACGATTCAACAGAATATGCCGACGCGAGATGAGTTCAACGCGGAGGTTGAATCGTGGTCGGATGTGGCGACGGTGTGGGCGAATATCGAAACGCTGAGCGGCGCGGAGTTCGTGACGCAGCAGGCCGCCGGCGCGATGCTGACGCATCAGATCACGATCCGGCGCATGAGCGGACTGCGGCCGACGATGCGCGTGCAGACCGGTGCGCACACGTTCGAGATCACGGCCGTGCTCGATGACCTGGCGCAGCATCAGATTAAATTGATGTGCTGGGAGATCGTCGGCGCATGACCGATCATATCGTCGTCACGGCGAAAGTGCAGGGCAGCGAGACGCTGCTGAAAGAGCTGGCCGCGCTGGGCGGCAATGTTAAATCGACCGCGCGCTCGGCGATGCGGGCGGGCGCGAAGATAATACAGGTCCAGGCCGAGAGCAATGCGGCGAGCCTGGGCCAGCGTGCGGGAAAGCACACGCGGATCCAGGCGACGCAGCGCGTACGCGGGGTGATCACGATGGCGGTGGCGCCGTCGAAGAAGAAGTGGTGGTTCCGCTATTTCGAGACGGGCACGACCCGCCACGAGATCACCGGTGCGCCATTGGTGTTCGAGGGCGATGCCGGCCTGGTCATCATCGGCGGGGTGAATCATCCGGGGATGGCGGCCAAGCCGTGGTTACGGCCGGCGTTCGACGAAAAACAAAACGAGGCCGTCGCGAAAGTCGGCGATTATTTGCGCGAGGCGATCGAAACGCGACGGGCCATTGTGGAGGGCGGGGATGAAGAGGAAGTGTGAAGTGACTAAAGTGGGAAGTGACTAACGTGGCGACGATTGAGGAGGCGGTGGTGGACCGGATGATGGCGTATACGGCGCTGACGACGTTGATCGCGGCGCGGTTGTATCCGCTGGTGATTCCGCAGGACGCGCCGCTGCCGGCGATCGCGTATCAGAAAATCTCGTCGCCGAAAACGCAGGCGCATCCGGGGTCGTCGCACCTGGCACATTCGCGATTCCAATTCACCATCGATGCCGAGACCTATTCGAGCGCAAAGGCCGTCGCCACGGCCGTTAAAAATTGCTGGAATTCATTTCAGGGGACCGTTGACGGCGTGCGGATCGATCATTGCTCGATCGAAAATGATAGCGACACGAGCGGCGAGCGGCAGGCGGTGGTGACGCCGGTGGTGCGGATCGATGTGTTGATGTGGCATTACGAGTAAATGAGATTAGAGATTAGAGATTGGAGATTAGAGATTGGAGATTTTGATCTTCACGCCGACATGGATGCGAGCCGATGGCGTCGATGCGATGCGGCCCGAGACGCGGATTTCGATCGAGGGGCAGCAGATCGGATGTCCCTGGACCTGGCTGGTCAATTACGATAATCCGTATCCGATCGGCGATCTGCGCAATGTGCTGCACCAGTATCAGCAGGCGCAGGTGGCGGTCCTCGAGCGCGGCAGCGACGTGCTCATCACGATCGAGCACGATCACGAATTGCCGGACGCGGGCGCGCTGCAGCGGATGATCGATACGCCGGGTGACGTGATCTATGCGCCGTATTGGCTGCGGCATGATACGCGGCAGATCAATCTCTATCAGCGATCGGGCTGGCATGCGCTGGGCCAGAGCCTGACGGTTTATCCCGACGAGCTGGCCGAGGCGCGCCAAGCGACGACGTGGCCGGTGAGCGGCGCCGGCTTCGGCTGCACGCTCTTTCGGCGGCCGGTGCTCGAGGCCATTCCATTCGAGGCGAGCACGGCCGAGAATTTCTCGCCGGATCTGGGCTTCGCCGAGCACGCCCTGCGCCGGCGCTACGAGAGTGTGGCGCGGATGGATGTCCCGGTGGCGCATCGCTGGAGGGGATCGTGGTGGGATCCGTGGGGCCACCGGCTGACGGATCCGGATCGCAGCGATTTGATCGACGGGCAATGGCAGATCGATTACTGGCTAGGACACGAACAATATCTATGCGTCCAATGCCAGTGGGATACGCTGCGCGGGCTGGAGGCGGCGCGCGCGCGGGCGTTGAACTGTGCGCGCTGTCATCCGCCGATCGACGCGGCCGAGCCGTCGCCGATCCTCGTGGCGGATCGATGGGGACGAATCAGTAAATCATAGGAGGCTGAAATGAGTGATGCAATTGCGGCATTTGGGACGCTGTTGAAAATGTCGAATGGCTTGACCGGGACGGCCGAGATCTTCACGACGATCGCGGAAGTGGGGGACATCGACGGGCCGAGCATGTCCGTGGACACGATCGAGGTGACGTCGCACTCGTCGCCGAGTGCACGCAAGGAATTTATTGCGAGTCTCATCGATTCGGGTGAGCTGTCATTCCCGATCTGGTTCGTGACGGATGATCCGACGCACGACGAAACGACCGGCCTGCAGAAGATCATGAACGATCGGGTCGTGCGGAATTTCAAGATCGTCTATCCGGACGCGGCGTCGGTGACGTTTGCGGCGCTGGTGACAAAATTCGGCGTCAAATCTCCGGTGGCCGGGGTGCAGAGCGCCGATGTGACGCTGAAGATCTCCGGCGTGTGGACGTGGGCGTAGTAGAGATTAGAGATTAGAGATTGGAGATTGCGATGGGGCTATTGACACGCGAGGCGATTCTCACGGCGCTGGATATTGTGACGGAGCGGGTGGCCGTGCCGGAGTGGGGCGGCGACGTGCTCGTGCGCGGGCTGACGGGCGCGGAGCGCGATGGCTATGAGGCGACGCTCGTCAAACTACGCGGCACCGATGCGACGATCAATTTGGCGAACGCGCGCGCGAAACTCGTGGCCTGCTCGATTGTCGATGAGGCCGGCGCGCTGGTGTTTACGGAGCGCGATGTCGCGGCATTGGCGAAGAAATCGGCCGCGGCACTGCAGCGGGTCTTTGATGTAGCGCAGCGCTTGAGCGGGTTGTCGGCCAGCGACGTCGAGGAATTGGTAAAAAAATCCGAGAACGGCCAGAACGGAAATTCTGGTTCCGACTTGCCGGACACCTGGGCTGCACCGTAAGCGAATTACAAGCGCAATTGTCATCGATTGAATTCGCCGAATGGATGGCGTATTTTTCGATCGAGCCGTTCGGCGAGGAGCGGGCGGATTTGCGCATGGCGACGATCGCGTGTTTGATCGCCAATGCGAATCGAGACGAGAAGAAACGCCGCGAGCCATACACGGTACAGGATTTCATGCCACGATTCGACCCTAATCCCGGCGCGATCGACCCTCACCCCGGCCCTCTCCCTGATGGGGAGAGGGAGAGGCGGCAGACATGGGAACAGCAGAAGGCGATGATGATGGCGTTGATGCCGCCGAAGAAGTAATTAGAGATTGGAGATTGGAGATTGAGCACACTGGCGACGCTGAATGTGGTGTTGAATGGCGACGTGGGCGGATTCCTGAAGGCGATGAAGGATTCCGAGAGCCAGGCATCGTCATCATCTAATCTTATTTCGCGGGCGCTGGGCGGAATCGGCGACGTCGTGAAAGTGGCGGCGGGCGTGGCGGTGGCGGGCATTACCGCGGCGATTGGGGCGGCGGCGACGGGAGTCGTCGCTTTTCAGTCCTGGGGCAAGCAGCTGGATGATCTCAGCGACGTGCTGGGGACGACGGCGGACGAGAGCGCGGGGCTGGCGGTGGCGATTAAAATCGTGGGCGGCGACGTGGGCGGTATCACTGCGCAGATGGCCAAGCTCGTCAAAGGCCTGGGGGAGACAGAAGGCAAGCTGGGGCCAACCGGCAAGCTGATGAAATCATTGGGGATCGCATTCGAAGATGCGAACGGCAAGATGCTGCCCTCGACGACGATCCTGACCTCGATTGCGGATAAACTCGCGGTGATGCCGGACGGCCTGGAGAAAACGAAGATCATGACGCAGCTGTTCGGTAAATCGGGCAAAGATTTATCCGACACGTTGAATGCGCTGGCGAATGGCGGGCTGGCGGCGGCGGAGGAGAAGGCGCGCGCGCTCGGCCTGGCGATCGGCGAGGAGGGCGTCGGGAAATCGATCGAGTTCGGGAAATCGATCGAGACGATCAAGCTGGCGGCGGAGGGCGTGGCCGTGTCGATCGGATCGATGGTGATGCCGGTGCTGCTGCCGTTGATCGAAAAATTCAGCGAGTGGGGTGTGAGCGTGATGCCGCAGGTGCGGGCGGGCATCGAGGCGGTGTTCGGTTGGATTCAGGCGAACGTCGGCCCGATCATTCAAGCGCTGATCGGATGGCTGCAGCAGGCGGTGGCGTGGGTGACGGCGAATTGGCCGAAGATCCGTGATACCGTCGTCGGCGCGTTCGAGCAGGTGCGCGCGGCGATCGAGCCAATCATCAACGCGATCAGTGCGGTTGTCACGGCCGTGTTTGGCGCGATCGGGACATTCCTCAATACGCACGGGACGGAGATCCGAACGTTCCTCGAAGGCGCATGGAATGGGATTCAAGAAATTTTGACGGGCATTTGGAATGTGATTAGCACGGTCGTGACGGGCGTCTTCAATGCGATCCGTGATTTCCTGGCCACGCATGGCGCGACGATTCAGGCGAGCCTGCAGTTGGCATGGGATACCATTCGCACGATTGTCGATACGGTGATCCACGCCATGCAGGGCATCATCGACACGGTGATGGCGATCATTCACGGCGATTGGTCGAAAGCGTGGGAGAGCATCAAGGATGTCGTCGAGACGATCTGGAACGGGATTAAAACGCTGTGGACTAATTTTTGGACGGGGATCGATAACATCCTGAAATCGTTCGGGGTGAATGTGGGCGAGGCCTGGCGCAATCTGTGGAATGGCGTGCGCGAGTTCTTCGAAGGCATCTGGAACGGGATTCGCAAATTTTTCGTGGACGCGATCAACAGTGTGATCGATCTGATTAATGGACTCATCGATTCATTCAACGATTCGATCGGGAAATTCCTGGGACCGATTCAGCGACTGCAGCGGATTTCGCTGGCCGGCATGTTGAGCCTGACGCCGGAAATCAAAGGCGGAATGAATCTGAACGCGCTGCTGGGCGGCGAATTGACGGGGCGCGCGACGAACGCGACGACGGATCAGCGATCATATACGTTGAATGTGTACGCGGCCGGGCTGCCCGAGGATATCGCGCACGATTTTGCGATGCTGCAGGCGTTGGGGGGATGACTCACGCAAAGAGGCAAAGGGGCAAAGAATAAATGAGTGGGCTGTTTACGATGATGGCGCCGGCGGCGGGAACGAACCGGGTGTTGAATCCGAGCGCGGAGGCGGCGGGGAATTATACGACCGTCTCCGGTCTGATCGGGCCGCCGACGATCACGCGCGTCACGGATCTGGCGCGACATGGAATCTATTGTTACAAATTGATTCTGACCGAAACGAACCAGGGCATCGCACTGACCACACCGGCGTTGAGCAATGCCGTGCATGCGGTGAGCTGTTATGCAATCGCGCCGGCCGATATCCAGAGCATCATGGTGTCATGTGACGGCGGCTCTCATTACAATCTCATGACGGCCCTTCGGGTTGGCGCGATTTGGACACACTATATCGGTAGCGTGCCCGCCATTCAATGCAATGGCTCGACGGCGACCCTGATCAAGATCGCAGGCACGGGCGGCGGGTGGGGAGGCGGAACATTCTATTTGGACGGAGTGCAGGTCGAGGCGGGCGCGGGGCCGACGACGTACATCGACGGGGATCAACCGGGGTGCACGTGGGCGGGGGAGTTCCACGCGAGCGCGAGCACGCGAGATGCGCTGTATCGCGGCGGCGGCGCGGAAGTGAATCTCGACGATTACGGGGTGACGGTATTCCGCGCAGTCGCGGGATTGGGGCTGCCGCCGATCACAAATAATTTGCAGGATTACGCATTGCTGCCCGGCGCGCAGTTTCAGTCGACACGGATTCAGCCGCGTATCATCGATCTAGTGGTGTCGGCGAGTGCTACGACGCTGGCCGGGCTGCTGGCGAAGCGGCAGGCGTTGATCGATCTCTTGAGCCCGATCGGGGCCTACGGGGTGCAGCCGATCCGGTTAGGATATTGGGGCAATCCCGATCGGCCAGTCTATTTGAATGCGCGCTACGTGCAGGGATTGCAGTTTGCCAATGTCGAGGGCTTCATCGAGCAGCCGGTGATCCGGCTGCTGTGCGAGGATCCATTCTGGTATGAGGATGATCAAGAGCAGGCCGCGCTGGATTATAGCCAGAGCGTGAGTGACGCGGATTTTGCGCTGCGGCGCGATAACGGTGAATGGCAATCGCTCGGCACGGGCTTCAGCGGCGGCGGCGTGAATGTCATCGCGATCGATCAATCGCGCGGGCGGATCTATTTCGGTGGATCGTTCACGAGCGCCAACGGCGTGAGCGTAAATCGGATCTGCTATTGGAACGGGTCCACTTTCGTGGCGCTGGGCAGTGGCCTCAATGCGAGTGTGATCAGTCTGGCCATCGCGCCGAATGGCGATGTTTGGGTGGGCGGAGAATTCGGGACGGCGGGCGGATCGACTGCGTATGGATTGGCGCGCTGGAACGTGGCCGCTGAGACATGGACCGGGTTCACCAACGGCGTCGGCACCACCTACATCAACGCCATCGCGATCGATCACAATAACAACGTCTACATCGGCGGCTATTTCACCAATTTCGATGGCATCGCCGCAGCCGATTATGTGGCGAAATATAATGGCAGCACGTGGGCGGCGCTGGGCACGTCGCCGTTTGATGTGCAGCAATTTCCGCGGCGCTATCATTCCCTGGCGTGCGATGCAGATGGCAATTTGTACGCGGGCAGTCGGGCGACGACGGGACCGGCGACGGTGTGCGCACTTTATAAATGGAATGGCGCCACGTGGACGACGATCGGATCGACGGATAGCATCGTCAACAGCGGTGTCAATGCGCTCGCATTCGACGCCGGCGGCAATTTGTATATCGGCGGACGATTCGGATCGATTGGTGGGGTGACGGCGAGCAATGTTGCGCTGTGGAATGGTCAGGCGTTCATCGCATTGGGCAGCGGGGTCGGCGTCGAGGTGCACGATCTGGTGCTGGCCGGCGACGTGCTCTATGTCGGCGCGAATGCGGTCGGATTGGCGAGCGCGGATTTTTTCGCGGCCTGGAATGGATCGGTCTGGATCATGGTCGATGTCGATCTGCCGGCGACGTCGCTGGTGCTGGCCATGGGGGCACTCGGCGAGCGACTGTTCATCGGATTCGATCAGGGCGGGACGGCGACGGCGGCGGCGATTAATACTGTGACATGCGGCTCGACGATCGAGACCTATCCGATCGTGACCTTTGTCGGACCGGGCACGCTCGAATGGCTGGAGAATCAAACGACTGGCAAGCGGCTCTATCTCAATCTGACGGCGCAGGCCGGCGAGACGATCACGATCGATTTGCGGACGGGCGCGAAGACGATCGTTTCGGATTGGCGCGGATCGATGATGACGGCGCTGCTGCCAAATTCGGATTTCGGATCATGGCATCTGGCGCCCGGCGCGAACACGATCGCGGCATATGTAACGGGCAGCTCGGGCGCGACGATGTTGATCATGCGGTGGACGCCGGTGCACGGGAGTGTGGATGGAGTGCATGCGTGAATAGTCAGTAGTAAATAGTAATTAGAGATTGGAGATTGATGAACACGCAGAATGGGACGGAGTATGAGATCTGGCTGCAGCGGGATGATGGGCGGCGGCTGATGTTGATCGAGGATGCGGCGGCGTTCGAGTACGCGAAGACGATCAACGATGTGGGCCGCTTCACGATCACGCTGCCGGCGGATTTCGATCCAGTGCTGATCGAAAGGGATCGGCGCGTATCGTTTTGGCGCAAGCCGCTCGGCGGAGCGATGCGGCGAGATTTCGCTGGGCTGCTGACGTGGTGGCAATACAGCGACGATGAGCAGGGCCGAACGACGCTGAAAATTGCCGGGCCGTCGTTGAATGGACTGCTGAAGCGGCGGATCGTGGCCGGCGCGGCCGGCAGCTCGGAGGCGGAGAAGACCGATCAAGCGGACGATCTCATTAAAGCAGTGGTCCGCGAGAATCTGGGCAGTCTGGCGGCAGCCGCGCGACAGATTCCATATTTGAGCGTGGAGGCGAATCTCACGCTCGGGCCATCATTGAGCAAAGGTTTTGCATGGCGAAATGTATTGGAGGTGCTGAAAAACGTGGTCGATGCGGCGCGCACGAATGGCAGCGAGATCTATTACGATATCGTGTCGATCGACGATAGTGATTTTCAATTTCGCACTTATCTGAATCAGCCGGGGACGGATCGATCGGGCTGGCTGATTCTATCGAGCGAGGCAGGCAATTTGAACAAGCCGACGCTGACGATCGATAGCGACAATGAGATCAATGCCGCTTATGCGGGCGGACAAGGGCAGGGGGATCTCCGCACGATCGAGACGGCGGAGGATACGGCGCGCAGTGGATTGAGCACGCTGGCGCGGGCGGAGAGTTTCGCGGATGCGCGCAATGATAGCAGCGCGGCGGGGGTGCAGGCGGTGGCCGACGCGGCGCTGGCGCTGGGCCGGCCACTGACGCGGTTCGCGGGGCAGCTGGTCGATCAGCTGGGCACGCGTTACGGTGTCGATTGGTTTCACGGCGATCGGGTGACGGCGAGTTATCGTGGCCGGCAATTTGGATGCCTGGTGCGGAGCGTGCACGTGAGCATGGCGAGCGGCGGGGCGGAGACGATCGAGGCGCGGTTGGAAGGAAGTAATTAGAGATTGGAGATTGGAGATTGGATACATTGTTGACGGAGTTGGTGGCGCGGGTGGAAATGCTGACGCGGCGGGTGGAGGCGTTGAGCACGATCGAGCTGAATGGCCGGGAGGCCGGCCTCGCGGATGATTTCGATCAATACGGGCGCGATCAGATCGTGAATCAAATGCATCTCGGCCTGAGTTTCTTGAGTGTGCTGAAAGGCGATTCATTGGCCGATTCGCAATTATACGGCTATGGGCCGGACGTGGTGATCGATACGGCTCATTACCTGCAGGGGGCCGGGGCGATCCTGTACGATGCCGTGAACGATTTCGCTTACCGTGAGTTGACGCCCGACCTCGATTTCACCAGCGCGCTCCAATTTCAATCGACCGATTTCATTGCCTGCGCCGTGTACTGCACGACATCGGCGACGGTCCGGTTTTTGTTCGAGCAGGTCGAATACAATTCCAGTCAATACAGCGCCGACTGTGTGGCCGGCTGGAACTATATCGCGTTCAAGCGCAGCTTAGCAACTGGCAGTGTCAATTGGGTGCATATTAACAACATAGACCTAAAGACCACCGCGTTGAGCGGTCAGGCGTGGATTGACGACGTGCGCATCGTGCGCGCCGATCCCAACGATACTGAGAGTTTCAACGACACGGGCCGTGAATGGGATTTCGACGGCGGAATCTGGCACATCTATGACGACGTGCCAGATGTGCCGTACGCGCTCGGTCAGATCGATGTGCGCAGCGCCGGCACGCGCGGGGTGGCGCTCAAGGTTGCGCCGACGGCGACAAATTATTTCGAAGCGGGAGTGTACGCGCGTGAGGATGGCGCGGTCGGTTTGTTGGCGTTTGCGAGCGACGGTGACAATGGTTATGAAATCAAGGTCGACACGGCCGGCAACACGCTCAAATTACTGCGCTGGATCGGCGGATCATCAAGCGAACTGGCAAGCGTGGCCTACACGAGTGCGCCGAACACGCGCTATCGACTCGGTATGGAGCGCACGACTGACGGGTATCTGAAGGGGCACATCTCTAGCGTTGGCGGGCCGCTGTTTACGGCTGAGCATCTGTGGTTGTACGTGGCTGATTCAACCTACACGTTCGGCAAGCTGGGTGTGGTGAGCTACGGGGTCAACAGCCGGTTTTTCCAGGTGCGGGCGGGCGCGTTCGCGCGGGCGCTGGTGGCGAGCTACGCGGACGAGGCGGACACGCTCGATGGATTACACGCGAGTGAGATTTGAGGGGGAGAGAAGATTGGAGAGAGCGGCCGGGGGGCCGCTCTTTTTTTTGTCCGCAGATTTTCGCAGTGGGCGCAGATTAGGGAGTGCGGCGGGCGGGGTTGGTGATGGTGACGGTGAAGTCGGTGGACATGGGCCTCCTTATCGGCGGATGGGGGGATTCGAGATTCCAATTATGGGTATGTCTGCGGACATCAGACAAGGGTCGCCAGGATCGCGCCGAGTTCCTGGCTGGCTTTCTGGTAGGCGCTGCCGCCGTGGACGCCCCAGACGTGCTCAATGATCTTGCTGATGGGCATGCGCTCTTTGAGCAGTTGGCGGATTTGATCGCGCCGGGTCGGGTCCACGTCCGGCGCCCCTTCGGTTTCCCCTTCCGGGCCGCTTCGAATGCCCCTTCCATTTGACCGGTTGCCGCTTCCATTGCCCCTTCCTGGCGCCCCTTCCGAAGGGGCGGAAGTGGCTAGAATGGCTCTGACGTCGGCTTCGGTGGTGTTGGGGATGGCGACAGCCTGGGTGCGGACCGGACCATTCAGCAAGGCGACGCCGGGCGGCAGGTCTTCGACGAGCCGGGCGTGGTCGGGGTCGAAGCCAATCAGGCGGGCCTGGGCGGCGGTGGTCTGAAACGCATAGCGGCTGCTGAAGGCGTCGCGCATCAGGGAGCCATTGAACAGACTGGCGGGCATGCCCTGGCTGGCGATGAGGGCGAACATCTGGAACTTGCGACCCTCGAGCACGATGCGACTGGAGAGGGAGAGGGAGGCGGGCAGCGATTGAAACAGGATCGGCGCTTCGTCGAGGAGCAACATCATGGCGCGCTCGGTATGCAGGTGGCCGTCAATGCGGCGCTTGAGTTCGCGCTCGATCGCGGTGAGTGACTTTTGAATATCGGCGACGGTGGTGAAAGCGGCGGCGCCGGGCAGATCTTCGACGATGGAGCCATGCAAATCCCAGATCACGACGTCAGCGCCCACCATCCGGCATTGGAGATAGACGCAGCGGAGCAGGGTGGACTTGCCCTGGTTGGGGCGGCCAATGATGGCGACGCTGAGCAGGTTGGTGAGGCCGCCATAGATCGGACCGCCGGCGCCGTAGCCGAGCAGCAGGTGATTGCGGTCGGGCTGCCAGCGCGTGAGGAGCTGGGCGAAGGCGGGGGCGGTGGGGAGTTGGAGTTGACCCTCACCCCGGCCCTCTCCCTGAATGGGAGAGGGAGCAGGGAGCAGCGGCACGGCGTCGGATTTGGGGAAGACGCCGATCGCTTCGGCGATGCGGACGAGCTGCTCGCGGCGCGAGTGGTCCAGTGTCATCGACCAGCGCAGCAGGTCTTCGGCGGTCTGCGCGTCGACGGGTTGGCCGCGGCCGGCGGTGAGCATGTGCGGGCCGATCATCTGCTGGGGATCGATCACGTCGCCGGTCTGGGTGAGGATGAGGGCGCGCGTGTTGTTCGGGCCGACGCGGATGGTCGAGGCGCGCACGTCGATGGCATGGGCCAGATTTTTGAAGACGCGATAGCTGAGACGGATCACGAGATAGGTCAGGCCCGCGCACAGGCCGATAAAGAGCAGCGTCATGACGAATTCTTTGACGCCGGCGAGCGTGGCTTCGGTCTGACGACGATTCGATTCCACCTGGGCCGCTTCGCTCGTGGCTTTGACGGCGATCGCCGTGGCGGTGGCGTTGATGAGGTCGGCGTCTCTGGTGGCGGTCTGCGCGCGGGCAATGGCGATCGCGGTCTGGGTGCGCTCGACGATCAGTGCGTCGGCCGTCTGTTGCGCGCTGATGGCCTGCGCCGTGGCGGTCGCTTTGAGATCCTGCGCGATGGCGGTGCCGGTGGCGTGCAGATGCTGCATGGCGCGCGTGGCTTCGAGCACGGAGGCGTCCTGGGTTTGCTGGCCGGCGAGTTGGGCCAGGGCCGCGGCTTGAGCCAGATCGATCGCGCGCTTGGTGAGTTGGATGCGATCGTTGGCGGCCTGGGCGACGGCGGTCATGTCGCCGGATTGAAGCGTCGCTTCGATCTGGGCGCTCTGCAGACGACAGGTCGCGGAGTTGGCGTGCTGATCGCACGGATCGGCATAGCCGCCGGCGGCGCCATCGCAGGCGACGAGGAGGAGCAGAGTTAGAGTTAGAGTCAATCGGCGCATTAGAAGCCCCAATCGCGGAGGGTGTCGGGGTCGATCACCCTCACCCCGACCCTCTCCCTGATAGGGAGAGGGAGCACGGCCGGCGCTGGGTTGGTAATTGGTAATTGGTAAGTGACGGGTGATGGTGGCTCGATCGGTTTGGGCGTGTCGAGTTGGAGATCGAGATGAAAGTGTTTGGCGATCAGCGCGACGATGAGGCGTTGGCGCAAGAGGCCGAGCAGGGCCAGGCCGAGCAGGGCCAGGCCGACGAGGCATTGCGTGAGCATCGATGCGATCTGCGCGGCGACGGCGACGAGCGAGACGCTGGCCAGCGCGCCGGCGAGCGAGACGACGGCGGCGGCCAGCGCTATCAGGGCAACGACGAACAGGGGGATGAGCAGGATCGCCAACATGCTTAGTGGCCACCAGTGTAAGATGGATATGGAGTTGAGTTAGACATGGTTGCCTCACGATCTTGGAGGCAGTGGGGTGTGCTACAATGGGCGCAGCCCGGCACTGCCGTGACAGTTTCGGGTGAGAGCCGCATGATTGGCGGATCCAATCATGCGGCTCGACGTTTACAGGCAGGCCGCATAAGCGGCGCGGACAGCATCGAGGGCGGCCGGGCGATCGGCGAAGGGGCCGACGAAATCGGTGTTGCCTTCGATGTCCCACTTCAGACAGCCGTGCCAGCCGGCGGCGTCCTGCCAGATGACGCCGAGGCAATCGGCGGTGAGGTTGAAGGTTTCGGCGTTGGTGAGAGAGTTAGGATCGGGTGACATGGTGATTTCCTAGAGCAATTTTGGGGGCGCGGGCCAGGTGCGGGCCAGGGTGTAAAAACCACCGAAGGGCAGACGGATCGGATCGGCTGCGGCAGCGGCTGGCTTGTACGGCTCGGGCAGATATTTCAGCACGGTGCTCCATTCGATATCTGATGGATATTCATAGGGGCGATAGATGCTCAGGCGGAAGCCGTGATCGCCGAGCCAGATTTCGATCGATAAGCCACCATCCAGCATGACCGTTTCACCGTGGCCGGAAAGTTCCGACTTGGCGATGAGACTATTTAGGATCATCGTCAGCCGAGGTCGGCTCGATGGGGCCAGCGGACTCGGGGTGTAATGACGTTTGGTCATGAGGTGGCTCCAAAATCTCGATTGTGGATCGAGAGGAATTCTTCCTGGGCGGCGGTCACTTCGGCGATGAGACGCTGGCGCTCGCGCCAGGCGGCATCGCGTTGGCCGAAGTATTTGCCGGTCTCCAGGTCCTGGCGAAATTGGTAGAGCGCGGCCGAGGTGACTCGGCAGCGCTGGCGGGCGGCGATGAGTTCATCGGATTCGGGTTCGACGACTGGCCGCGGCGCTGCTGGCGCTGCTGGCGGCGGTTCGTGGTGATTGAGGCAGCAGGTTATGGCGTAAGTCAAGGCCCCATTGCGGGTGCGGAATTTGATGAGGCCGTTGTCGCCACGGCGTTGCATCTCGCTCAGCCAGGCCTCGAGGCGGACGACGGTGCACCAGGCATCGGCGAGCACGGCGGCGCGCTTCTCGCCGGTGACGGTGTGCTGCGTGCACCAGCGTTCGACGGCGGCGCGCCGATCGGGTTCGGAGATTTTCTCCGATTCCTCTTCTTCTTCAGGATCGATCTGATCGATCTGATCAGATGATCTGATCAGATCAGAAGAAGAAGATCGCAATTCGGAGAGATTCTCTCCGGCATACATAAGGATGCCAGGGGAATTCTCCGAGGGGGCAAGTCGCAATTGCTGTGTCGCCGGTAGGGAGTCGGATCGGGATGGAAGCCGATCGTGGAAGTCCGTGGAAGCGGCGAGTGGATGCACAGCCAGGCGACCGATGTCGGTGATGCGCCAAGATTGATGGGGGTGGCTGCCGGTGTGGGTGGCGAAGCCGTACTGTTCGAGGTCGGCGAGCAGCGGGTCGAGCGTCTTGCGCGGGTCGCGGACTTTGAACATGAAGGCGAGCCGCGCGGTTTTGATCGCGGCGGGTTTGGCCTGGTCGATCAGTGATAGCCGAAATTGTCGATCGAGGACCATCAGGCAGAGCACGCCGAGGTGGCCGATCTGGCCGACCAGAGTGCTGACGGCGACGTCGTCGGGATCGTAACGGTCGGTGAACGAGTGAGTGGTCATGGTTCAAATACCAACCATTTCATGGATCAGGTGTCGATAATGTTCGGCGCAGATCTGGCAGTAGCCCGGGCGCTGCGCCGATTCGGCGATGGCGTCCATGTCGTCAATCGGGGCCAGCCGGATCGTGCACAGCCGGCAGCATCGAAAATAAGGCGGGCTGATCGCCGGCGGCCGAGGCGGGCTTGTGTTTGGCGAGGTCCTCGGCAAGCCGCAGCTTCTTGAGGTCGATGTTGACATTGCCTTGCATGCGCTTGAGGGATCGATCCAACAGGACGACGTGAGCCTCGCCGGTGGGCTGGTTGTCGGGGCCGACGGTGAGGGCGATGTAGCGACAGCGCGCGCCGATGTCGAGGCCCTGGGCGTCGACGATGGCGAGGACGTCGTTGAGATGGTAGATCGGGACGGGGCTGGGATTGAGATGGATGATCATCGTTTGGTCGCTTTCTTTTTCGGTGTGCGCTTCTGGATTCCCGCTCGCTTCGCGGCGGGAATGACGGAGGCGGCGGGGAGCAGCGTGGCGTCCCAGCCGGGCGGGTAAGTGATCTTGTATGTGTACGCGAAGGCGAGCAGTGCTTCGCGCGTTTCGGACAGATCGTTATCCATCGATTTGCTGGCATAAGTGAGTTGGTTGCAACCGTCGAGAATAGCTTCGGCGAGCCAGGCGCGCAGCTGGGTTGGTGTGTTTTTGCTGGTCAGTCCATCTTTGTCGATGTCCAAATTGCCGCGATAGCCAATCTGGCCGCCGATTGTTTCGACTATCAGGCGCAGTGTGCGCGGCTGCGTGGGCATCAGCGACATGAGCGACGTGGCGCAGATAGCAAGGGCGGCCTGGGCGCGTTCACGTACGACTTTATATTCGCGCTGCCGATCGTTGTAGCTCACCTGCGGCTTCACGGCCGGTTTCGATTTTTGTCGGGCCACCGCGGCGGCAAGCACTTCATCGGCCTGGCTGGAGAGGATAGCGATGACGGCGGTTGGGCTACCGGTCACTTGTTGGCGGCGCATGCGCTCGCCGTAGTCTTTGGGCTGGGGCGCGGGCACGAGGCGGATGGCGTCGGAGTGAGTGGCGAGCACGGCGCGGGCCTGATCAAGATCGTGAACGATCTTCACTTTCTCATCGGGCGCGGCGACGGAAAGTTTTCTTTCTTTCGCTATGCGCGCGACGGCCTGGCTGTTCCAGGCGGTTTCTTTGGCGGTGAAGCAGGCGGGCCGAATGCAATAGCGGCGATAATCGAGCACCTTATTGAAGGGGCAGCTGTCGCAGGCGGGCAGGGGCATTTGAGTGCCGCCCATGTCGGCGGATGTTTTCGGGTCCCAGTTCATCGGCCAGTAGGCGGCATTGATGTGTTTGGCGATCGGGTCCACGGCTTTGATGAGCGCATGGAGGAAATGCGACTCGGGCTTTATAACGGGCCGGTCGCCTTCGTCAGTCCGATCGGGCGCGTGTTCCGGCGCGCCCTGGCCGGCCTGCGCGATCGCCAGGCATTTCTTTTCGCCGAGGAGATGGACGTAGGGGATGAGGCGGCGGGCCAGGCGCTCGGGCAGTTGGCCGGCGGCGACGAGGGATTGAATCGGCGCGGGCAGCTCGAGCAGGGAGAGGAGGTGACTGACCGCCGATTGGGATTGCAAGCCGAGCAGTTTCGCCGCGGCGGATTGCGTCGCTTTGAATTGATCGATGTAGTTGCGCAGCAGCAGCGCACGCTCGATGGCGGAGAGGTCGCGGCGGGCGATGTTTTCGATCGCCATCGTCTCGAAGAGGGCCTGGTCGGTGACCTCCGCAATCTCGCAGGGCATGGGCAGGCCGGGGCGATAGAGGATCCAGGCGGCGCGGCGGCGATGGCCTTCGACGAGCTCATAGCGGCCGGGGCGATCGGGGTGGGGGCGGGCGCGGGGGGTGTGGATGAAGCCGATCGTTTTGATTGAGTCGAGATCAGTCAACGAGTCGGGCGTGAAGTCTAGGCGCGTCGGCGGCTGGTAGCGATTGGAGTCGACGAGGGCGGGGTCAATCAGTTGGCGGGTCATGGGTTGCTCCGAGAAATGGTGATGCTGATGACGGGCGGGATGTCGCGCTCGACGTAGATCTCGACGGTGGTTTCGCAGATCTCGCATTGAGTGGTGAGAGAGCCCTGCATACCTTCGGAAAAATCGACGACGAAAGCGATGCGGCTTTTGCAATGCGGGCAATCGGCGATGATGCGGCTGCCGCGATCGTAGAATGGAATGCCATGCGGTCCGGATCGGAGTGTGAACCGATCGCGTTCCTGGCGCTCTTTGGCGCGCTCTTCCAGGATTTCACGGTGAATGTCGGCGAGGGTAGGGGTGGTGGTCATATCAATCTCCATTGGTGGTCTTATGGTTAAAACGTTTTGGGCATTTCGATTCGTGATGCTTGAGCCAGTAGTGGCCGATGAGGCGGTCGCAGTATTGACAAGGCTCTTTGGCGATGGGACGTTTGGGCGATTTCGCGGTGCGCGCGGGCCGTGCTTGCTCTGGCGACCGGCTGACCCGTTTGCGGTGGGGCGTGTCGCCATCGGGTGGCGCCGGATTTTTTTTCAACAGGTTGCGCAGCTGATCGACGAAGGGTTCTGGGTCATCGAGGATGCGCTCGATGTCCATATCGTCGAGGCTGAGGGTGTGAACGTTGATGGTTTTGGGGTGAGAGGAAATGAACATGGTCAGGCTCCTAACACGAATTCGCGGAGGGCGTATTCGGCGCGATCGAGTTCACGATAGTCGAGGACGAGGACGCGATAGCCCAGCGCGCGCAGGCGAGCGAGTTTGAGTTCGTCGTTGGCGGCGCGGGTGCCCGGATAACGCGGGTCGTCGAAGAGCGGGTCGTAGTGCGGCTTGCCATTGATTTCAATGGCGAGCATCAGGGCGGGGAGGGCGATGTCGATCGATCGGAACGGTTCCGCTTCGTATTCGCGGAAGTAGTCCTGGTCGAGCGTGAGGCCGAGTCGACCGAGCATGGCCATTACTTGTTGTTCGTGCGATGACGGATGCTGCAGACGCCAGGCACGACACAGGTGATAGAGTTTGGCGTAGCCGTGGCGGCGCATGAATTCGATGGCACCGCGATGGCCGGCGGCGGCGAGCGATGCGGGCTTGACGTGGGCGCGGGCGTGCTGTTGCGATTCGCGGGTGAATTGGGCGGCGCGGGCGAGACCGCCACGGCGGGACGCTTCGCGGCGTTGTTCGATCGTGAGGGCGGTCATGATTGGCCGCCGATCTGCGTCAATTGATATTGCGCTTGCAGCGCGGCCGCTTGCTGCGCCGCGTCAGTTTGGGCGGCGGCGACGGCGGTGGCGAGTTGGGTCGCATCGGCGAGGCCGGTCACGGCGCGGCCGGCGACGACGAAGAAGAGATCGGGATTGGTGGCGTAGGGATTGTTCGGTTGTGGTTGCATGTGGCCTCCAGTTTTAGTTTTGAGTTTGTGCTACAATGGAGGCGAAGAGACGAGCACCAAATGTTTCTCTTCGCCTCGATCGCCGCTGTTGAAGCCAGCGGCGATCTTCGTTTTAGAATTCATCTTCATCTTCATCTTCATCGTCGTCGGGCATCATCGATAATGCCAGACCGTGCGGAATGGAAACGATGATGTCGTCGACGAGAATGGGCATGCCCTGGGCATCGAGATCGCGTTCGACATCGGCGCGCAGCAGGTTGAAGCGCGTGACGATGTGATCAATCATGCGCGATCGTTCGTCGAGCGTGATGGCCGAGAGATCGAGGAGATAGATTGGCATGTTGGGCTCGCCCGGCAAATTTGCAAATGTCGGCAGCGGCCCCTGCAGTGGGATATCATTCAGGCGCCCGAAAATTTTTTGCCAATCGGCGGCGCGTGGGCTGGATTCGACGATGGTGGCGGTGGTCTGATTGAGATTCATGATTCACCTTTCGTGAGAGGGGGCCGATCGGGTTCGGCCTTCGTTTTTCTATTGATCGATGATCAATGGATCGGTTAGCATCGTGATTTGCCATGGCCAGAGTTCATCTTCGGACCAGCCGTTTTCAAGCGCAATGGCCTTGCAGCCTAATTCGCCAGCGCGATCGAATGAATTGATCTCAGTGACGACCGTCGCGGTATAGCTGCTGGCTTTGCCGCGCACAGTGACGATGTAGACGGCATCGTCGAGAGCGAGTTCCAATTCCTTTGATTGTGGCATTTGAGTTTCCTTTCTGGAGGGGAGCCGATCGGGTTCGGCAGCCCGATCGGTCATGTTTGCCCCTTGCGAGTGGGGCGACCGCAAGGGTCGCCCCTACGTATTGTTTGAGGACGGGTCATGTTCCGATTGATTGCCTCCCTGTGATAGAATGAGGTGGGCGCGGGCTTTTCCCTCACGCGCCACATTCGCGGCGATGGTCGCGCATCGCCGCATCCTCCGAGGGAAAATACCATGAGTGCCGTAATCGAGGATTGGATCAATTGGCTGCGGTTGAGCGACCACAGCGAGACGACGGTGGCTGCCTACCGGTGGGAGATCGAGCATCTGCGCCGGTGGCGCGCCGACACCCACATCGACGGTTTAGGACGATCGGACTTGCTGGCGTATATGGCCGAGCGGCGGCTGCTGCCTGGCCGGAAGGAGGAGCAGCTCAGCACGAGCGCGTTGAAGCGGACGGTGAATGCGCTGCGCTCGTACTACGCTTTCATCGGCTCGACGATCGCGGCGGAGCTGCCCCTGCCCAAACCTAAGTTGCGCGTGCAGCGCTGGCTGAAGTTCGATCAGGCGATGGCGTTGCTGTCGGTCTGCGATACGAGCCGGCCGAAGGGCAAGCGCGATCTGGCGATGCTGACGCTGATGCTCGATACCGGACTGCGCGCGGCGGAGGTGTGCCGGCTGCGCGTGGATCAGGTGGATGTCGCCAGTCAGTCGCTGCACGTGGTGTGCAAGGGAGGCGATGATGAGACGGGGGATTATTCGATCGAGACGGCGAATTATCTGTCGGCCTGGCTCGCCAGTCGTGAATCGGTGGCGCGCTGCCCGAATGTGTTCGCGTCGTTCAATGGTCAGAATTACGGGGGGGCCTTGACGACGCCCGGGCTGCGATGCCTGTTCCGTGCGCTGGGGGAGCGCGCCGGGCTGCCTCATCTGGCGCCGCACGACTTGCGGCGCACGTTTGCGACTTTGACGACGCTGTTGGGCGCGCCAGGCCGCGCCGTGCAGGAGGGCGGCCGCTGGCACGATTTGAAGCTGGTGGAGCTTTACACGCGGTCGATTACGTCCAAGCTGATTGTGCGATATTCGCCGGTCAGTTATCTGGTGCGGGGAGGGGCATCTTAAGCAGATGGCTTAAGCTTCCAGAGGCAGAATCTGTAGCCCTTGGTTACAGGTTCGAGTCCTGTACGGCTCACTGAGAGACTGACCGAGCTCGAGGTGAGCACCCGCGAGGGATAGAGCAGGGTGATGGGGTCCGATTCCCCATCGGTTGTGTAGCTATTCTGTTTTTAATGTGCGGCGCTTCTCTACTCTTTCGACGGTAATAGAGTTGCGCTGTCCTCTGAAGGACAGAGTAGCGAATGAGCGCGATCAGTTCGACGACTGATCGCGCTCTTTTTTATAGGCTTCGACGGAGGCGGTGGGAACTAGAAATGCAGTATTTTTGCCGCCTGGCAGTTTGAAAGCGCCTGGGAATTTTCCGGCCGCAATCCAATTGTGAATTGTCTTGGGTGTGACCTGGAATAATTCGGAGATCTGCTTGGTGTTCATGAAATCTGACGCTTTCGATTGAGTCTGTGTCATCTGAGACTCCAGTGATTGATGACAAGAGTATATTACGAATGTGCGTAGTTTGTCAAGCTTTTCATGAATCTTTTAAGGATCGGAGGCTGCAATGGACATCTTGATCTGGAAAGGCGAGGGTGCTTTTCAAGATGAAGTCGTAGGCGAGTCGCATTATCAACCGGCGTTGAAGCGGATCGCGGCCGGCGAGAAGCGCAAGCGGGTGATGGCGCGCCTGGTCTGTGAGCCTGAAAATCAATATGATAAGGATGCGGTGCGCGTCGACGTCGACGGGAAAACAGTCGGACATTTGCCGCGCGAGCGGGCCAAGTTGCATCATCAACGATTGAAGCGGTTGAATCAGCCGACGGCGATCGTCGAATGCGAGGCGGTGATTGTGACGGGATCGCAGGGAATCAGCGGGGTCTTTTTGGATTTGCCTTTTACGGTGCGCGGTGATCCGGCTGCGAAAGAGCCGGTCGCGCCAAAGTCGGCGAGTGTCGCATTGGAATTCAATCCGATTGTTGCTGCGAAATCTGAATCGATCTTACGACGATTGCTGCGCCAGGTGCGGGGCAAATGAATTGCGCCGGCGCAATGGACAGCCGCACTCGGGCGGATCGCGGCGGGTGCGGCTGAGGTGGGGGGCAGGGGGATTACTCGGTGATTTTGCGGGGGCGGCCGCCCCTGCGACCATTGGCGGCGCTGGAGATAGATTTGCGATCGGATTTGATCGAGCCTAGCGCGGCACCGGCCGCCGACACATGAGCACTATCCATCTCATTGGTGACTTCATCAACGTCCAGATTCTCACCATAGATTGATTTCAGCCGGCGGGCGATGGTTTTCCATTCCTCGGTGCTATGCTGTTCAGTCTCGCAGATTCCATAGCGTGCCGCGTACACCATCGCGGCGGCGAGTGTGAATCCAACAGAGGCATTCGGGTTTTGTATGAGCATCTGGCGGTAGTGCTGTTCGTCTCTCATTGATTGCTCCTCTATCATCCACATTGGCAATGTTGATCGCAGTATCTACAATCGAGGTGCACGGGTTCCTCGTCGCAACGCGGGCAGGGTTCCCACAATTGACCACCACCATTATGGCGCGGCCGGCGCGTGGATTGTGGCAGCGTGGCGGCAACGGCGGATTGATATTCGGCATTGGTCAACGTCGGAGAGATCGTCGCGGCCTGCGCGCGGATGCTGGATGGTTCCAGATTGAGCGCCGCGCGATAGGCGTTGGCCGTGGCCTCGCACTGCATATAACCCAGCACATCGAATGCGCCGGCTGCGTGCATCGTGATCATTTCGGATTCCATCATCTCGATTGCGTGTTCGTACTGCTGACGGTTGGTCTCGCCGGTTTTCAGTTGCCGGCGCAGTTCGGTGACAGCCTGCTGATGATTCATGGGTTTAGCTGCCTGGTTGAGAATCTCGAATTTGTGCATAAAATCGTTCTCGGCATTGAACCAATCCAATTTGCCGGTTTTCTCGTCGCGGATTTTTGCGCAGTAGCATTCGTGAATGTTATCCCACTGGCGATCCACGACAACGCCGCGTGTGAAATATTCTCGATCGTAGACAAATTTCCATGCGAATACACGATCACCCGTTGAAATCATCGTCGCGTTAGGATTCATCGTATCATCTCCTATCTGAGTATGATCTGATTATAACCTATCGCTAGGTATCTGTCAATAGGCAAAATGCGATTTTTGGTCGATTCGGCAAAACTCTCATCTGGTGTTCGGTTTTGTTCTATCGCGGAGATCGGCGCGCTGGAGCCAGGATAGGGCGTTATCGCGCCGGGGCGGGTCAATTTCGGGCGATGGGCATGTTTGTGATATAATCCCCATTATGGACACCGACAGCGGCCTGACAAGCCGAAACTCAAACTTAGCGGGGAAAAACGACGTCACACTGTCGGTGATGTTGGCTCAGAACGCGCGTTCGACCTTCGGGCGGCGCGTTCTGCGTTGGGGTGCATGAGATTTGAGACGGGAGCACTGCACCGCATGTGTTAGAGATTGAGTGATACTTGTCACTTGCACGGAATAGAATTTCCGTTCTATAATCCACCTATGTTGAACGCGGCCCAGATCGCCCAGATCGATAATGCGCTGCATCTGCTTCGAGACGAGAGCGGGCAGGGCGAAGTCGTGTTGAAGATGGTCAATGGTGAGATACTAAATTTTGTGGAGCGCCGGCCGGTCATCCGGATGGTGATTACGGACCGGAGTCCGCCCGCACCGAAGATCATACCGACGCTGCATACCACGGGCTGACAGTGCCAAAGCAACGGGGCCGATCGAGCAATCGATCGGCCCTTTTTATTTCCGCAGACATGGAGGGCGAGATGTCACAAGAGCCATTGGTGATCGCGCTGTTTCTGGCCACGGTGAGCAATCGATTGGTCGAGGCGCTCATCGTGCCGCTGTACGAGCATTTCAAATGGGACAAGTTCACGCTGCTGTATGTGGCGTGGGTCGTCGGTGGCCTGGTGGTGTTCGCCTCCGGCGTCAATCTGTTCACGACTTATCTGCCCGATTCGACGCTGGGCCAGGTGTTCACGGCCGTCGTCGCCGGCGGCGGCGCGAATCTGATTGCGGATGTGTTCCATGCAAATCACGCCAATGCTTGATCTCACATCGATCCTGATTCAGATCCCGCTGGTCGGTGCATTCATCTGGTTCGCCCTGAAATTAAATGCGAGCCACCAGAGAACGATCGATAAATTGATCGCGGATGGTCGCGTGTCCAGTTTGAGCGTGATGACGGATTGGCGAAATTATCTCAGCAAGCGCGACGAACAATGGCTACAATTTCTGGTCGATCAACGCGATTCGCAGAATAGAACGCTCGATACGTTCGCGCAGCGGTTATCGGATTTGTCGAATGTGGTGTCCGATTTGGATCAACACATCCGCAGCAAGCAGGCGTTGGAGTGAATGATGTTGCCTCGACGCGGATTCCTGAAACTGGCGGGCGCGATGGCGCTGGCCGGTTGTCTGCCGCCGACGCCGACGCCCTCGCCGGTAGCGACGCCGACGCCGATCACGTCGCCGTTACGATTCGCGTCGACGGTGGTCAGCAAGTTGGGGATTCATTCGATCGGGCCACGTAACACGGGGGTGCACGATCTATTCGATCGGCTCGAGGCGGCGGGCCGGCAGATTGCAATCGTGAAATGCCGCGATGATATGGGCGTGGCGAATCTGGCGGCGAGTCATTGGCCGCAGGCGATCACGATCGGGGCGTTTACAGATTACGATGGCGCGCTGAATTTCGATGAGGATGATTGGTCGGATTTTCGAGAGCGCGCGCGGCGCAATCCATCGATCCGATATTGGGAGTTGTTGAATGAGATTGATGGGGAATGGATCACTCAAGCCGATCTCTATATCCGGCTTATGCCGCGCTTTGAAGACGAGGGTTGGCGCCTGGTCATGTTTAACTGCGCGACGGGCACGCCACATTATCCGCGGGATGATGGTGGCGTGGCGTACGCGCAGATCGCGCGGGCGTGCGCAGCGGGCCAGGCCGGCGGGCATATCGTCGGAGTGCATGGCTATGGATTCGATCGAGCGAATGAATTGCTTCGGCATCGATCGCTGGCACGATATTTGATCGAGCAGGGAGCACGGACGAAGATCGCGCTGACGGAGTTCGGGCCGTGGGAGGGAACGTTCGAGGGGACGGCGGATTTCATGGGCTGGTGCACATCGATTGATCCGGCGCTGATGCAAGATGAGGACATGATCGGCGGGGCGTTGTGGACGCTGGGCGGCGGGTGGGCGGATTACACGCCGGCGATGCCGGCGTTGACGGAGTATCTGGCGACGGTAACGCGACACTATGCAGTGCAGTTGCCGATGGTGATGAGATGAGTAATCCGGTGCTCAAACAAATCAATAAAATCGAAGCGCTGCTCGATGCGGTACAGCGCGAGGTGCTGGCTACGCGCGCGATGGTGCAGAGCGGTGGCAATGACAATCAGTTGATGGCCGGCTTCGCCTGGCCGTCGTCATTCCGGCCGGCGCACATCACGCAATTCTTCCGTGCCAATCCGCAGGACTATGCAAAGTTCGGGCTGCCGGGGCACGAGGGCCTGGACATTCGCAGCGGCGTCGATGGACAGGCGCTATGCATCGCGGCGGGTGTGGTGGCGCGGGTCGATGCGTGGCCGAACACGGGCGCGTATGGGTATAGCGTGCGCGTCTATCATGCGGAGTTGAAAGCAACGAGCATCTATGCGCATCTCGATCCACTCGTCAGCGTGCCAGCGGTGGGGACGATTGTCGCAGCGAGCAGCGTATTGGGTCGCTGCGATAGCACAGGCAACACGCGGGCAGCGCATTTGCATTTGAGTATCAAGGATGTATATGGTGCGTTCGCCGATCCGCTGATGTATTTGTCTGAGGCGTATCGCGCGGCGGGCGGGACGCAGGCATTGCCGGCAATCGGCGCGCCGATCATGAGGCAATCATGAATGCCGACTCGTGCGCTTCGACCATGCGCTGCGCCAGGTTGTCCGACGTTGATCGGGGCAGGGCGCTATTGTGAGCTGCATCAGCGCGCCAGGCCGGATCGAGATGAGCGACCATCGTCGCATGAGCGTGGCTATGGTGCGACATGGCGGAGACTGCGCATCAGGCAGTTGCGAGCGCATCCGCTGTGCGCTGATCCATCCGGTGAACATCAGCAGCTGAACGAGGTGGTACAAGCGATCGATGTCGATCACATCATCCCACGTGCGGATGGCGGAACAGATGAGGAGAGTAATCTGCAATCACTCTGTCATTCGTGTCATTCGCGGAAAACGGTTAGGCAAACAGGATTCGGGCGAGGGAAAGGCGGATCAAATCTCTAGACATCGATCGATAGAGAC